ACAGGTAAAGGCGCTGCGCGCGCTGGCCTCCCAGCTGGATTCCGCGGAGTCCTACGAACCGACGCTTGCCGCGGAGTATGCACGGATGCACCGGTGGCTGATGAACAAGACCGGCGCGCCGCGCGGCGGCGGGTCCGGGAGCGACGATGAAGAACCGAACCTCCTGGACATGCTCACTGAGAATCCCGGCGTGATGTGGAGGCCATGATGGACCAGCCGTTTCCCGACATTCCCGCGTGGCCTCCGGTCCGGTGGACCGAACCTCTGTCGGCGGACTTCCCCTCCGCATTCGACCCGTACGCCAAGCTCATCTCTGTCGCGTGGGTCATGGCGTTCGGGTACGCGCTGGAGGACTGGCAAGTGCAACTGCTGCGCGCCGTGCTGGAGGTGTTCCCCGAAGGGCACCCGCGCGCCGGGCAGCTGCGCTGGATGCAGGTGGTCATCTCGCTCGGGCGGCAGAACGGCAAGTCGGAGATCGCGGCGGCCCTGGCGATCTGGCAGCTGGTCGCCAATCCGCGCGGCGCCCGCATCGCCGGGATCGCAACGTCCCGCGAACAGGCTGGAGTCGTGTATGAGCGGGCGCGGACAGTCATCGCGCGAACGTCACTGACACGCACCTTCAAGCCAACCGGGACCCGCGGCATTTCGTCCCGGGTGCCCGGCGCGGTCTACAAGATGGAGGCATCCAAGTCGGCATCCCTCCAGGGCATCCCGATCACACTGGGTCTGGTGGATGAGCTTCACCTACTCAAATCGGCGCTGTGGACAGACCTGGTGAACGGCGCCGGCGGGCGTCCGAACTGCATGGTGTTCGGGATCACTACGGCGGGTGACGACGCTTCGGAACTGCTCATCCACCTGTACGACCAGGGTGAGAAGTCCATCGCATCCGGCGGGGAAAGCCGGGTGGGGTTCTTTGTCTGGGAGGCGCCGGAATCCGCGATCCCCGCCGACGACGAAACGCTGGGCAGATACCTCGCGTACGCCAACCCCGGGGTTGCGTCCGGGCGGCGCGACCTGGAGAACCTCATCACGAAGGTTCGCACTCTGCCGCCCGCGGAGGTCAAGCGGTACGACCTCAATCGGTTCGTCGGGTCGGTGAACGCCTTCATCCCGATTGCGGAATGGGCCAAGGGAGCGACGGCGGACACGTGGCCGGCAGGCGTGCGCCCCACGTTCACCATCGTCCGCACCCAGGATTGGAAGTGGGCGACGATCACCGCGACCGGGATTCGCCCGGACGGAAAGGTGTTCTGTGATCTCGTGTGCTCGGTGCCGATCAACGGGGAGTCTGCTATCCGCACCCTTGCGGATGTCGCAGCCCGGCTGAACCGTCACAACCCGGTTGCGTTCGGGATGTCGTGGGAGACACTGGGCGATCTCGGCAAGGAACTCAAGAACCGCGGGATGCCGGTCCGGATGATCCGCGCCGGCGACATGCTGAACGGATCTTCGCTGTTCTACACGAAGGTGATGCAACACAAGCTGGTCCACAGCGGGAACCCGCTGCTGGCGCAACAGATCCCCAAGACCAAACAGAAGAACGTGGGCGACGGGTTCCGGGTGTCGGTCGCGGACTCGCGCGCCGACATCGACGCGGTACTGGGTCACGTCCAGGGGGTGTATCTGGTGGACACGCAGATTGACGCGCCGTTGCAGATTTTCTGACCCGCTCAAACCTGCGCAAAGTTACACAATCCTGGCGTTTCTTATCTACATGATGTCGTGGATTGCACGGCATCATGCATTGCGTGGGACGACGACTCGATGCATTCACCGCCTGGCTCAACGGCGAGGACACGCAGCGCGTCCGCGAAGCCACCCCGCCTCCCAGTGACCCGTCCACCGCGCGCACCGCGCCGCCGCGGGATACGACCGGTCGGACGGTGAACGCGCGGGAGGCGGTCGGTCTGTCCGCGGTGTACCGGGCGGTGGAGATCCGTGCGGTGTCCGCCAAGCAAATCTCCATTGACGCGGAGGACGAGCGGACCGGCAAGACCAAGACCCGACCTCTGCTGCTGGCGAAACCGGAGATCGAATGCTCCCGGTCGCAGACGGTGGAAAAGCTGGTCATCTCTCTCGACCTGACCGGGAATGCCTACTGGCTCAACGTGCGCGACAACAAGGATCGTGTCACGAACATCGAAGTTCTGAACCCGAACGATGTCACGATCCGGACGAACGACGCAGGCCGCGTCGTCGGGTACACGTACCGCGGCAAGGACAAAGCGCTCCACCAGATCACCCACCTGTCCCGGCTGCGGGTGCCCGGCACCCCTTACGGGCTGGGTCCGATTCAGGCCGCGCAGCTGGAGCTACGCGGCGCGCTGGACACGACCAAGTACGGATCGGAGTTCATCTACAACGGCGATGTCCCGACCGGGATTCTCAAGTCCGACTCGGTGCTGACCGCGGAGACTGCGGAGCAGGCGCGATCACAGTGGGAGGCGTCCCGCGGTGGCCGGCAGGGGGTCGCGGTGCTCGGGCAAGGACTCGACTACCGACAGACGTTCATCAGCCCCAAGGATGCGCAGTTCATCGAATCGCAGAACTGGAACACGACAACCGTGACCCGGCTGTTCGGTGTCCCGGCGTCGCTCATGCTCATCGCGCCGGGCACGTTCGGCGGCAGCGTGGACACGTACCAGAACGTGGAACAGGACTGGTTGGGGTTCGTCCGGTTCGGTCTGATGAACGACCTGATTGAGATTGAGGACGCCTTCTCCGCCCTTCTCCCTCGCGGTCAGCGCGCCCGATTCAACATCGAAGCTCTGCTGCGGGCGGACACCAAATCCCGTTACGAGGTCCACCGGCAGGCAATCGACATGGGCCTGTACAGCGCGGAGTACGCGCGGGACATCGAAGGCATCCCCGACACCGCGGCGCCCGCCGCCCCGACCCCGGAGGGAACACAGCAATGACCGACACCCTGGCGCCCGCATCCACGCAGATGCACACGCGCGAGTTCCACGTCCGAGAGTTCAACGCGGAAACGCGGGAGTTCGTCGGCGTCGCGGTCCCGTGGGACACGCCCGCGGAAATCCGCGACTGGTTCGGGTCCTACACGGAGACCTTCACCCGCGGGTCCGTCACGGTCCCGGACGGCGGGAAGGTCCTGTTGTACTGGCGACACTCCGAACCAATAGGGCTGCTTTCGAGCCACGAGGACACGGACGAGGGCTGGGAGATCCGCGGACGCATCTCCGACACCCCGCGCGGGAACGAAGCGTACACACTGCTGCGCGACGGCGTGGTGGACGAACTGTCCATCGGGTTCCTGCCCGTCCGCCACGAGATCGATGACGCGACCGGCGACGTGACCCGTACGGAGGTCGTCGCGCGGGAGGTGTCCCTGGTCCCCTTCGGAGCCTACGGCAGCAACGCCAAGGTGTCCGAGGTTCGCGCCGACCACAAGGCCGGTGTCACTTCCGAACGCTCTGGAAAGGAGCACAGCATGAACACCACCGAAGGGGACCTTGAGGTCCGCGCGGAGCTGGAGGAGCTTCAGCGATCCTTCGCCGATTTCGTCGCGCGTTCGCGTGAGAAGGACGAGCCGGTGCGCGACACCCGCAGCCCCGGCGAGATCCTCAAGGCGCTCGTGCGCGGCGACGAGGACACCACCCGCCGGTACAACGACCTGATGGAGCGCGCCTACACGGGCGGCACCACGGCGGACTCCATCCTGCTGGACCAGTGGGTGGGCGACCTCACCCGCATCGTGGATGAGGCGAACACGCTTCGCTCCGTGTTCTCCACCGGCGTCCTGCCCGCGACCGGCAACGTCATCGAGTACGGCGTCCTGGACACGAACACGATGACCGTGACGGAGCAGGCCGCGGAGGGCGACGACCTCGCCTACGGGGAGATCAAGCTGACCACGAAGACCGCGCCGGTCAAGACCTTCGGCGGGTACACGCAGCTGTCCCGGCAGCAGATCGAACGGTCGTCCGTCGCGTTCCTGGATCACGCGCTGCGCGCCCTCGCCATCGCCGCGAACAAGCGCCGCAACATCTCGTTCCGGTCCTTCTACGCCGCCGCGGTGTCCGCCGCCGTCGTCGCAGAGAACACGGTGGAGGTCCAGACGCTGGACGCATACACCGACTGGGTGGGCGCAATCGTGGACGCCGCGGAGTCGTTCGAGGACAACGGCCTTGCGCTGGACGCGCTGCTGGTGGACAAGTCCTACTTCAAGGAGCTCGCCGGCCTGGCCGGCGAGGACGGACGCCCGCTGATGACCGTGTTCGGTTCGGGCGCGAACGTCGTCGGTGAGATCGACCCGAAGGCGCTGCGGGGCAACCTCGCCGGCGTGACCGTGGTCCTCAACCCGAAGCAGGCCGCGCCCGGCGCCGCGTTCGTCAACCACCTCGCGATCCGCGACTACACATCGCCGGTCACCCGCCTCCAGGACGAGAACATCGTCAATCTGTCCAAGGACTTCTCCCTCTACTACTACAGCGCCCTCGCGCTGGAGATCCCGGAGGGCATCGTCCCCGTGGAGGTCACGGGGTCCTGATCCCACACAGGACCGGGGTGGGGTGCGTGCGTGGGCTGATCCCCAGCGCGCACCCCACCCCCACCATCACCGAACGGAGAGACCCGTGGCGAACCCCGACCTGACATCGCTGATCGACGCGCTGGGCGCGTACGTGACCACCGCATCCGCCGACAACAAGTACGTGGAGCGGTGCGCGCGTGAGGCGGTCACCTTCATCGGTGACAAGTTCGCGCCCGCGCTCGCTGAGGACGGTGACGTGTCCGACGATCTCCAGGAGTACATCGACGCCGCCTGCGAGCGGATGCCGCGGGACATCTTCATCCGTGAGGTGGAAGAACTGGGCGCCGACCTGTTCTACCGCCGGCAGGCACAGAACGGGATCGTTTCCGTCAACGCGATGGATGGTGTTGTGGCGCGGGTGTCCCGTGACCCGTGGGGCGCTGCTGAGCAACGCCTCACCCGCTGGCTGGGGCTGGGGTTCGCATGACGCTCACCGACCGACTCCAAGCGATCACGGACGCGGCCCGCGCCGCCGTCGCCGGGTCCGCCCTGCCCGACGCGGGCGCCGTCCTCATCACGAACGACGGCGGCCAGGTGGAAACGATGGAGGTTCCCGCCGCCGGCGCCGTCGTCATCCACCCGCTCCCGGCGCTGGACTTTGACGCGCCGCGCGTATCCCGCGTCACCTGGACGCTCTCTGTCGTGTGCGGCAACCCCGACCCGGTGGAGATGTCCGCGCGCACTCTCGCGCTGGTGGACATCCTCTACGCGGCGGGCGTGGTCCGCACCTCCGACCGCTGCACCCCCACAGACTTCCGCCGCCGGGACAACCCCGCGGCGACCATCCCCGGCTACTCCATCACCCACACCGAAGATCACAGGAGAACATCATGACGCTTATCGGACCCGCCTTCCTGCTGCTGGGTGACCCCGGCACCCAGTTTGGCGACTACCTCACCAGCATCCAGCAGACGCCCCCGCAGATCGTCACCATCGCGGGCATCAACCGGAACTTCAACGGCGTCCCCACCCGCGGCTACCAGCTGGTGTGCGGCGGCGTGGAAGAGTCGCTTGAAGAGGGATCGTTCTGGCGGTGGCTGTACGACCACGCCGGGGAGACGGACATCCCCGTGGTCTGGTCCTCGCAGGGTGACGGGGATGTGTTCTTTGAGTCGGTCGTGGAGATCGTCCCCGACCCGACCGTTGGCGGTCAGGCCAACCAGCACGGGACGTTCACGGTGAATCTGCCGCTGCTGCGCCGCGGCACGATCATCACGAACCCGGAAGGGTCCTAAGTCATCATGTACCGGGTTGAGGGCGCGGACCTGTACTACGACGCCGCCCGCGTTCTCGACCAGGCAGATGGGGAACTGCGGGAAGCGATGATGACCAACGCCGGCTCACTCGTGGAGCAGGTGTGGGAATCGTCGCTGATGTCGGCGGCAGGCACGGCGGCAGAGCGAAAGCTGCTCGCCACGGGTGCCTCCGCCGACATCGCCGCGGAGGGCATCACCCTCAACGCCGCGCAAGGACCGACCCTCTCCGGCGGACTCACGTCGGATGAGTGGTTCGGCGTGGAACTCGGCATGACCTCCAAACTCGCCACCCGGAAGATAAGCGATGTCGGCCTGGCCGGTTCGGGGCGCAAGGTCCGTGTCGCGCAGCTGCATTGGATCGGGCGGAACTTCAAGGACCGCAACCCGCTCGGGTACGTCATCTTCCCCACCGTCCGCCGGCACGGTCCGCGGTTCGTGGCGCAAATGATCTACGGGCTGATTGACGTGTTCCGGCGCGCGCCCGTGGAAATCGAGAAGGACTAGAGCAGTGGCCGTCAATATCAAGTTCCTCGCGGATGTCGTCAACCTCATTCGCGGACTCGGGCAGTCGCGAGAGGCCGTTGAGGACAACGCGGAAGCTCTGGAAGATGTCGCGAAGCAGGCAATCGAACTGGGCTTGCAGATGGGCAAGACCACCGACGAGATCGCCCGCGACTGGTCGGAGGCGTCCGGGGTCCCGTTCGACCGCGCGAAGCGCGCCGTCGAAGAGGTGGAGCGCGCGACCCGCGAACTGGAGGACGCGCAGGAGGACGCCGCCGACGCCGCGGAGGACGCCGCCCGCAAGACCGGCGACGCGGCTGAGGAAGCCGCGACCAAGACCGGCAGCATCAAGGACAAAGCCGATGAGGTCGCCGGCGCGCTCCCGGAACTGGGGTCCATCGCCCGCGACATCCTCGCCGGCGACTTCGGGTCCGCTGCAGAATCCGCTATCGGGTCCCTGTCCGGACTCGCCGCCGCCGCCGGGATCGGCGGCGCCGCGGGGTCCCTCATCATCGACGCGGTGGGCGGCCTGGCCGGCGCGCTCATCCAGGAGTGGCAGAAGTTCCCGGAGAACGTCAAGGCGACGAAAGACGAACTGGTGGGCGCGCTCATCGAAGCGGGCGGCGCGTTCGATGACGCGCAGATCGAATCCCGCATCCGCGGAATCGTCACCGACAGTGAGAAGTGGCGGGACGCGCAGCTGATCGCGCAGGCGACCGGTCGCGATCTCGCGGATGTCGTCGCCACCCTCGCCGGCGTCACCGGCGACGCGGATGACGTGCTGGAGGACTGGAACAAGAACTGGGGGAACCTGCCCGGCAACATCCCGTTCTCCGAACTCGACCACGCCGGATCTTCGCTGCAAGGACTCACGGAGGCCGGTGCATCGTTCGCGGAGAAGCAAGCCGCCGTGAACGGTGCCATGCAGCGCACGAAGGCCGACGCGCAGGAGGCCGCGTCCGGGGTTCGGTCGCTGTGGGATCAGGTGAAGAACCCGCCGCGTGACCCGCGCGTGAAGGTCGGTGTCGATACCGCCGCCGCCGAACGGGACTGGAGCGCGTTCGTTCGGCGGGTGTCCGGAACGACCGTCCGGGTTAAGGGGTCCATCGTCGCACCAGATGGAAGGCAGCTGCTGCAATGACCGTCACGATCACCGCACAGGACGGAACGTCCGACACCACCACCCCATACGACATTGCCGGATGGGCGACCGAATCACAGTCCGGGAACATCGTTCACGAACTACTCGCGCCCGGGACAATCGCGATGACCGTCGTCGGGGACATGCCGCGCAACGGCACGCTGCACCTCATCTACCAGTCGGACGCCGCCGCCGCCGCCGCCCGCGCCCTGCTGTCCCGGCGGACCACCTTCCGCCTGGCCGACACTTCCCGCCCCACCGTGGGCATGTTCTTCGGTCGGGCAGGGGCGATGACCACCGCGATCCATGACGCTCTGAACGACGTGTGGGTGTTCGAGGTCGGATTTCAGGAGGTCCCGGAATGACCCGGTTCCTGTACCCGCACGCGACAGCGCACATCGACGGGGACGACTTCACCCTCCGGGATCATGAAACAACCCTCGACGCCGCCGGCGTCCCGTACGGGAAAGCGCGCGTTGTCCTCCCGTTCCTGGACGACGCAACCCTGGAGTTCTTGGACCCTCGCTCTGGGGATGTGCGCGTGCCGATCACGGCGGGCGACGACGGCTCCGGAGAATCCCGTACGTTCGATCTCGGCCTCCGGGAACGCGAGATCGACCACGTGGAAAAAACGGTCACGCTCCGGCTGGCGACGGATGAGGCGATCCTCATGGACGCCGCCGCGCTGGTGGACGATGACACCCCATTCGACCTTGCCGGGTCCCTGCGGGATGTCGTGGATTATGTGCTGGGCGCCGTACTGGCCGCGTCCCTGGACGGTTCGTCCGCGGACGCCGATGTTACCCCGTACTGGCAGCTGACAAACCTGCACCCCAACCCCACATGCACAGTCGGAGTTGGGTCCTATCTGGCTGGCGGTGGATGCACCATCGCTTGGAACGGGGCGACCGGCGCCTCTGGGGCCGGGTTCTGTCGTGCCACGATGACCGGCGCGACCGGTGCCGTCTATCTCACAGGCACGACCACCGGCGGGTACACGATCACCCCAGGACGCAAATACACGCTGTCGGTCGGTGCGCGACATTCGTCTGCCGGGGCAAACATGGCGCTAACCATGCGGTGGTTTAACTCCGACTCCCAGCTGATCCGCACCGACGCGGGGTCCTTCCAGTCCGTTCCCACCGCCTGGGGGACGCGGTTCGTCGCGACCGCGGAAGCGCCCGCCGGCGCGGCCCGCCTGGTCCCGTTCGCATCCCTCAACGGTTCCGCGGCATCCCAGAACTGGGACCTAGACGCGGTCCTCATCACCGAAGGGGACCGTGCCGTCCCCTACTTTGACCCGATCATTGGGGCACCCGGGTACACCGTGGATTGGGAGGACGCCGCCAACGCCTCCCAGTCCGTGCGGGTCCCGGTCGCTCCCCGCGACCCGGAATCGCTGGTGTGGCGCGCCGGGCAGTCCGCCTGGGATTTCCTACTCCCGCTCTGCGCCTCTGTCGGCCTGGTCCTGTGGTGCGATGAAAACCGGGTGTGGCGTCTGCAATCGCCGGAAGCGCGCACCATAAGCACACTCCTATCCGTGTCCGGAGCGACGACCACCCGCGGCAAAGACACCCTTTCCCGGGAGGACACCGACACCTACGTTACGGGCGTTGTCTGCCGCTACCGGTGGACCGACCGGGACGGAATCGCCCGCGCGTTCGTGGACTCCGCCGGCACCGGTGAAAAGGTTCTCGTGCAGGAGTTCGACAACACCCCATACCCCGGTCCCG